TTCAAGGCCAACAGCAAGCTCAGGATCGTCAGTTCCAACAGATTGCACAGTTTTCTAAAACTGCTGTAGAAGTCTTTAGCAGGATCCAAGAGGAACGTGAAAAGCAGAAACGTCTTGCTGCAATGGATGTCCTTGCACGTACAGGTGCAACCTATAACGACATGCTCGCATTCCAAAAGCTTGACGACAAGCTGACACGCGAAGAATTTGCAGCACAAGACGCTGTACAAAAAATTATCGGACCCAACGGTAACCCTGATCTTGTAGATGGTTTTTATGAAATCTACCGCAACAGAAACACTAAGCGTTGGATTGAACACAAACAGCTTCTACAAAATTCTACAAACAAGTACCCTGAATTTGTCAATCAAATAATTTTTGAAGCTCAACAGCAAGGTCCTATCGAAAATATCGATGCTTTGCTTAGTTCTGCACGTCGTCGTTTCCTTGAAGTAAACTTTGCTGACGGTACTGTACGTCCAGAAGTTTTGCAAGGTGCAGGGGTGTTTACTGCACTTGCTTCGACTAACAACGCCTTTAAGAACCAACTGCTGCAAGAGAAAAGAACTATGCAGGCTGCGCAGGTCAAGTCTGACCGCATGGCTGCGTTTGCTGACGTTCGTTTCAAAGAAGGTCCTGTAGGGTTGCTACGTGCTAACTCAGAAAACCCTTCATTTGAAAAGCGTACACATTTTGCAGACTTTGTAGTAGCAGACTTGACTAATCCAAGTCAAAATGGACTGACTGCTCAGAAGGCAGAAAATATGATCAACATGCCTGGTGGCGGTCCTAATGGACAATCATTTGCTCAAGCATTTGATGGCACACCAGAGTTAAATCGTATCTACGCTGCTATTGACGCTCGCAGAAAGCTGGATGCACAAGCTGTCACTGCTGAAGAGCAACGTCTAGCTAAAGAAAGAAACGCTTTTATTGTTGACAGAGTAAACCAACTTGGTCTTGATGAAGACGGTTTCTCACTTAGCGATGCCCAGCAAGTAGAAAGAGAGTTTGGCAATCAGTATCCTTTACAGACAAGTCAGCTCCTTGAAAGACTGAGAGGGCTTACCAACGAAGGTAAGATGGCTGATCAAACTAAAAGGTATCAAGACATAATGGCTAGCCGTGGTCTTTTTACCATGGAGATGGCACAGAATGGTGTTTATCTGAACGGTACTGATCAACTAAATGCATTCAATCTCGCAAAGGCACAAGAACAGCTACGCAAAGATCCTACGACTGAAAGGCATATTGATGAAATCAAAGATGCAGTTATGAATGATCCTCGTGTGCAGACTGCATTTGCTAAAAAAACAAATATCCACAACGTCCAACGTACTCAAGATAGTTTTGTAGCTGCTTATCGAGAAAGACTGCAAAGGTATAGCGTTATTATGTCACTCGGTGATGCACAAGAAAAAGCACTTTTACAGACTCTTGCTGAAATACAAAAAGCACAAACTAAAATTGTATTAGGTAGGTACGAAGGGTTTGACCGAAACATTCCAGAATACGACGCAAATATAGATAAACAAGTAGAGCAAAAATTGCTGAACATTGACAAAATTATTGGTCAACAAGGTCCTTTAAATTACCAAAATTTAGCTGCTCAAATGGATGCAGAACAGATCACTCAATATGTAAATACTGCTCTTACGCCTGGATCTCGTGTTCCTGAAATTGTACGGTATGTTGGCGAAAAAACTGGACAAACACCTTTTCAAGTCTTAGGACAACTGGCACCGCACATCGGTGGCGGTCTAGAATTAAAAATAGACAACCTTTCAAAAGGTCAGATCAGACAACTCGCCGGTTGGAACCCACCAGAATTTAAACGTATTGCGAACATCTACAGATCACCACAACGAACTGGACGGTCTAACGTTGCAAGGCAGATGACAGGTGACACAGCACCGGTACGTATTGGCGTTGTCCAATATGTCAGTGGTGACCCTGCAATTAAAGGCAAGTCTAATGGTCGCATTGTCTACGACGCTGTAGGTCATGGAGGTATGAACTACCACAACCACTATGAATTTGAAACACAAGCTGATGCCCTTCGAGCAAAGCAGATTTTTGAATCTCATGGATACCGTGTTACTTCATACATGAGACCCGACGATAAAGACAGTGCACATTCACACGGCGTTGCTATTGATGTAGCACCCCCTCTAAAGCTTCCACATACACCCGAAGCTGAGGCAGCATGGTCTGCTGCTGCAAACCGACTAATCGGATTCGACCCAAATGAATGAATTTGAAAAGGGGTTGTTTTCAGGTACGCCTGATATTGACGATAAGTTACGTGAAGAAGCTAGACAAAGCGCAGAAGCTCGTCAGCAACGTATTGATCTTATCGAGCAACAACAACCTACTGAACAAAACCTACAGGCTCCGACACCGCAAGCTACGGCACCTGCAACAGAAGAGCCTGCCCCACAACCCGAACCACAACCTGATCTAAAAGAACAGGAAGACAACAACTTTTACGGGCTGACTCCTAGTTTTCAACAGGATGACATCGACCCTTCCGCAGCGCAAGTAGCTGCAGAGGCAGTCTTGGCGCCATTTACTGGTCCTGTAGATGCTGTTGTTGACCTGTTTAACCTTGTCCCTGGTGTAGATCTACCTAAGATCCCTGAGTTTGAAAACGAAGTTACACAGACTGTACGTGAGCTTTCGTCGATTGTACTGCCCACTATCGGTCTCACAGCAACTGGCGTAGGCGCACTTGGTGTTGCTGCAAAAGCATCGAAGGCTAAGTTCTTGCTTGACCCTATGGTCGCACGCATTGGCAACATTGCCTTCAGTGCTGGCACAGGTGCCTTTGTTGACTACACCGTTGAGATTAACCAGGAAGACGACAACCTGTCTGGTGTGTTGAAGAAGAACTGGCCGTCATGGTATGGCTGGATTCCTGAAGATCTCGCAACTCTTGACAGTGACAGCCCTGACATGAAGCGTGCAAAGAACGTCACTGAGGGTGTATACCTCGGCGTTGGCACTGACGTGTTGGTTGGTACAGTCAAACTGCTGTCAAAGGTACGTGGCCTTCGTAGTGAATACATACCACAAAGCGAGAAAGCTAAAAAGGTCACAGACCTCTTAAACGCTGACGTGGAACCTGATGATGCAGTCAACCTGTCAGCAGGTGCACGTTCAGATGCAATGGACGAACTCGGCAAATTTAACTTTGACAGGTCTGTTGAGCTGAAAGGCAGTCCCGAAGAAGCACTCAAAGAACCTATCTACGGTGTACACGACTTGTATGACCCAACAGAAATGGGTATCCGTAGTGTCGATGGTGACATCAACCTGGCTGCTATCGATTCCTATCGTATTAACAACAACGTTGGCAGTATCAACGGACGTGTAGGTAGTGTAGGTACAGACTCGTTTATTAAAAACGGTCTCGACCTGAGCAAAGACCACAACATTATCTTCAAAGGTTTAGGCGAACAGCTTAAAGATGTAGAGATTGACGTCAAGCTACCTGACGGTACCTATATCAGTGCAAAGCAAATTGCAGAAAATGGCGAAGAGATGGCTGCTAAATACTACATGCTGCCTGTCGATGTCATGAAACAGATGTTTGTTAAGGACATCGCAGATAGTGGTCTTGTATTTAAAGAAGCAGGTGTAGAGACTCTCAGTTCAGAAGGTATGGAAGCAGCACGTCTGTTAACTAAAAAGTACCTAAATGACATGTTGTCTATGGACCAAGCTAAGGCTGAGGCATACCTTGCCACTTCTGTCGCTGGTCAAATCTCAGATACAGCCCAGGGTGCACGTCTTGTAGAAGGCACTGCAGGCATTGAAAGAGCACAAGAACAGATCATTGATCGTCTTGAGTTTCTAATGGCTATGCGTGGTCGTGCAGCCTATGTACGTGGTCGTGCTCTAAACCTTACAAACATGTGGAACCGTCTTACTATGACTGGTTCTCAAGCTAACAAAGCGGCTTACGCGAAGCGTATCAAACGTATTCTTTCAGAAGAGAAAAACGAAACTTTGCGTGCTATCGAAGCTATTCGCCTAGATGCTGCATTGACTGCACGTACCTTGCGTGAAGTGCACAAAGAAAAGCCTGAAATGTTGGCTCCGCTGCTCATGGCATATGAGTTTACGGATGGCAACGTTGACACGATGGCAAAGCTGAACAGGTTCTTGCAAAACTCTACTGGAACTATCACTAAAGCTATCTTCGACAAGAACCCTGAGATACCCTCTGTTGTTGTACAAGGATTCTTCTCTAACGTCTACAACGCAACTCTCAGCGCATTCGCCACACCTATCAAAGCAGGTCTCAGCAACGCTGCTGGTCTGATTGAAAAGCCGATCGGTGCATTTATTGGTGGCTTGCGTTACGGTGAAGGTCAGATGCTGCGTCGTGGTTGGTATCAATACTCACTCAACCTTGAGGTATTGCAAGACTCGTTTGACTACATGAAGCAAGTCTTCAAGCGTAGTGCAACCGAAGCTGACGTTGCAGGTCTGCAGCGTGAAAACTACTTTGTAAAAAACCAAAAGCAAATTGAGATTTTGCAAGCTGTTGCTGATGCAAAAGCTGCTGAAGGTGACTTCGGTCCACAGGTAGCAATGCAACAGATCCAAGCTATGAACGATTTAGCTGAGCATCCTTGGTTGCGCTTTGGTAACCGTGCTATGCAGGCATTAGATGGTTTTACACAAACCATGATTGCCCATGCAGAAGCTAGAGGTCGTGCTTTTGACAAGGTAACCAATAACGGTAAGCTTGAATTTACTGCCGCTAAAGCTGATACACATTACAAGCAAATCTACAAAGAAATGTTTGATGAGTCTGGTCTTATCACAGACAGTGCTGTCAAACATACCTCTGGTGAGATTGCTCTTAGCCTTGACAGTGGTTTTAACGATGCATTCTCTGCACTGATTCGACGTGCACCAATCCTGAAGCCATTCTTGCTGTTTACTAAGACGCCAATCAATGACATCAGAATGATGACGTCGTACAGCCCGCATCACATGTTCTTTAGGGACATCAATGACTTTAGGTTGCGTCCTGAAAACATGGCGGACAATGACATTGCAGACGTGTTGTTGAAGCGTAAGATCGACATTACAGATATGTCGTCTGAGACGATGTATCAGAAGTACAACGAAATTCGTGCAGACCTGTTTGGTCGCAGTGCCCTTGGCACGCTCATGGTAAGCAGTGCTGTTGGTTTGTTTATGACTGACAGGCTTACTGGTAACGGTCTTTACGACAAACAAAAACAAGCATTACGGCGTGAAACTGATTGGAAACCACGGTCTATTAGATTACCTGGTGGTGAGTGGGTTAGCTACGACAACTTAGGACCTATCACTAACTGGTTGGCATTGATTGCTGACATCTCTGACAACATGGATGTCCTGTCACCTAATGACATAGGTGAACAGCTTCGCAAGATGCTCTTTGTGTTTGCTGCATCGTTCACTGACAAAACGTTCTTGGCTGGTCTAGAACCATTCATTGACATTGTGCGTGGTGATGTTGGTGCAATCAACCGATGGAGTGGCAGCTTTATCAACGCTGCAATCATCCCTGGCTCTAGTCAGATGGCAGAGATTGGACGTCTTATGGACCCTGGTCTGAAAGAAGTTGAGATGACTATTCTCGATGTTGCACGCAACCGTCTGCCTATTCTTAAGACACAAATTCCACCTAAATACGATTGGATTGATGGCGATCTTGTCGGTGTGCCTGACAACTTTATGGCACGTGTCTGGAACAACTACATGCCTTGGAAAGTCAACGGCAGAATCAGTGAAGAAAAACGTTTCTTGCAGATGATTGAATTCGATGGACGCCCTACTCTTCGGACTAATGGTCGTGGCATCGAGTATACACCTGCTGAACGTTCTGAAATTACAAGGGTTATGGGCCGTGACAAGCTGTTCTTAGAAGGCATCCGTAGGGTGATGAACAGCACAGAAGGTCGTGAGTTTAGAAAGCGGTACATGGAAGATGTAAGGGACGGACTAGATCCTGACCTGTCTACTTATGAACTACTGCACAAAACGCTTGACCGTGAATTGAGTTATGCAAGGGACATGGCTGCTGCAATGCTGCCTAATAACGATGCCATCACTAGAAAGATGATTTACAACGATACTATTCAAATGTATCTCCAGAGTGGTGAGCGCGATGCAGCAAGGCGTTTCCAAGAAAAAATGAAGAAACAGTTCTCGTACTAACCCTATCTAAAGCGTAATGGCTGTAACACAAAATTTATTCACAGGAAATGGTTCCACCACCAATTTCTCTTTTACATTCCCCTATATTAAACAAGCCGACGTCAAAGCTCAAATTGACGGCGTAAATACAACTGCATTCACTTTAGCCAACGCAACAACGGTATCTTTTACTTCGGCTCCTGCTAGTGGTGCCGCAATCATTATTTTCCGTGATACCGACAACGATGAAAAAACAGCAACGTTTTTTGCTGGCTCGGCTGTAAAAGCAGAGGATCTAAACAACAACTTTGATCAAGTGTTGTTTACTGCACAAGAGGTTGACAACAACGCTTTGCAGACCCTTGGTGGCACCATGTCTGGTGATCTGAACTTCGGTCAGAACGCTAACATTGTATTTGAAGGTGCAACTGATAACGCAAACGAAACGACTCTTACGGTTGTTGACCCTACTGCCGACCGTACGATCACCCTGCCCAACGTTACTGGTACTGTTGTTACCACTGGTGACACAGGCACTGTTGCCACTGGCATGATTGCTAACTCTGCAATTACTAGCGCAAAAATTTCTGACGGTACTATCGCTACAGGCGACATTGCAGATGACGCAATTACTACCGCAAAAATTGCTGACGCAAACGTCACGACTGCTTTGCTAGCAGACACGAGTGTGACAACTGCAAAGCTTGCAAGTGATGCTGTAACTACGGCTAAGATTACCGATGCCAACGTAACTACCGCTAAGATTGCAAACGACGCAATTACTGCCGCAAAAATTGCAGCAGATGCTGTTGGATCTAGCGAGATTGCAGCTAATGCAGTCACTTCGAGTGAGCTGGCTGACGCTTCTGTCGATACTGCAGCTATTGTTGACGCAAATGTCACCACTGCAAAGGTGGCTGACTCTGCAATCACCACTGCAAAGATCAACGACAGCGCCATTACTAGCGCAAAGATTGGTGCAAACCAAGTTGTTGAAGGTAAAATTGCAGATAATGCAGTTACTACCAGCAAAATTCCTGATAGTGGTGTAACTACACCTAAGATTGCTGACAATGCTGTCACAAACGCCAAGCTTGCTGATGCTGAGCTCCGTGAACTGGCAACTATGGGATCTACCACTGCGTCTGCACTGGCTGATCTTACGCAAGCTGAGGTTCAGATCCTAGATGGTGCGACTGTTAGCACCAACGAACTCAATATCTTGGATGGTGTCACTGCTAATGCAACTGAAATCAACCAACTTGACGGCAATACGCTGACTAATAGCTTTACTGCTAGCAGCACAACCCAATATCCGTCGTCTAATGCCATTAGTGGCTACGTTCTTGGCCTAATGGATAACCTCGGTGGCTTTGTTGCCATCGCAAACGAGAACAGTTTCCCTACTACCAACCCTGATCCGTCTGATGATGCAGGCACTGTTGTGTCTATCTCTGATGCAGGTGGTCTGGTAGTCAGTGCATCTGGCACTGCAAGTGGTCAAACCACTAGTGGCACTGCTGTGACCATCACAGGCTTCCCGTCTGCACTGCAAAGCAGCACCCTGCCTGCAGGTCAAGGCTTGCAAGTTGTCTCTACTTCCACGCTCAACACCTATACGTACCACAAAGTCCTTGGTACAGACGCTGACATTGCACAACTGAACGATGATGTCAACGATTTCTTTGCCCGATATCGTATTGGTTCGACCAATCCTACTACAGATCTAGACGCTGGTGACCTGTTCTTCAACACGTCCACTGGCAAGATGCTGGTGTATGACGCCACTGTAACTGCATGGGAAGAAGTACAAGCTGTTGGTAACTACTTCATCAACACTCTAAGCTCCTCAGGAGCCACTGGAGGCGGCTCAGCAACGTTTAACGGCTCTGCCTATAGGTTTACCCTTAGCAACCCTGGAAGTGTCGCACAGCAGCATATCGTAAGCATTAACGGTGTCATTCAAAAGCCTAACAGTGGTACATCACAACCGTCTGAAGGCTTTGCTATTGACAATGCTGACATCATTCTTGCTGCAGCTCCTGCTACTGGATCTGAGTTCTTCATTGTTACTGTTGGTACTACGGTCAACATTGGTAGTCCTAGCAACGATACCATCAACAATGCGATGGTTAAGGCTGATGCAGCTATTGCTGGCACCAAGATCAGCCCGGATTTTGGTAGTCAAAACGTTTTGACGACTGGATCGGTTGGCATTGGGCACACTTCACCCGCAAGCCTGCTCACTGTTGGTGGTGACGCACTTACAACTGCAAAACCAACTGTTTCAATTGCGCCTTCTTCTGGCAACGGTTCACTTACTCTCCGTGGCGGTTCGCCAACTTTGTCATTCGACATAACTAGCGGCGGTGATGGCACAATTATTTATGACAATAGCTCTGATCTACTTTTTAAAAATGGAACGTTAGACAGCAGTACAGAGCGTATGCGAATTGACAGCTCTGGCCGCGTTGGCATTGGAACGTCGTCGCCAAATTATTTGTTAGACGTAAACAATGCTGTCATTCAGGTCGGAAACTCTACAGACGCATTTGTTCAATACAAATCAACTGCAGGAAATTGGCACGCAGGAGCGAATGCCTCAAATGCTTTCGCGATTTATAGCGGCACATACGGAAGCGGCAGCGAGCGGATGCGTATTGATAGCAATGGGGTCTTGTTTTGCAGTCATGCCACAATCGACGGCGGCGTTATTGGTACTAACGGCAATGAATTAAGACTTCAATCTGATATCAACGCAAACGGAACTCCGTTTACAAGTTTTTATACGGGCTCCTCCGAGCAGATGCGCATCGACAGCTCGGGGCGGGTGTTAATTGGGACGTCTAGTTTTACTGGTGAAGCATCAGCAGTTCTTGAAGGTTCTTCTGCAGGAGGAGGAACACAAGCACAGCTTTGGTTAAATCGTGGGCAAACAAGTCCCACCACTGATAACGTTCTTGGTCAAATTATTTTTGGTGATGCAACTGCATCTGGCCGTAATGGCGCAATGATTCAAGCGCGTGTTGATTCGTCTTGGGGCAGTAATGATTACCCGTCGCGTTTGGCATTTTTTACAACTGCGGACGGTGCGTCTTCTCCGACCGAGCGGGTGCGAATCAGCTCCGCTGGTGTAATCAGCGCAAATAAACCAGGATCTGCAGATCAAGCAAATGTAGTAATTAGCGCCGGTGGAGCCGGTGATCCAGCTTTCCAAGACCCAAGAATTCAATTTGCTGCAAGTGGATTTGAAAGTCCAGGTACTACAGAAATAAGATCAACCGGGAGTTTTAATAACCGTGCGTTGGCTTTTTATACAGGAAGTGATACTAATGGAACTGAGAAGCTGCGGATCCTTTCGACTGGAGGCATTACCTTTAACGGCGACACGGCTGCTGCAAACGCTCTCGAAGATTATGAAGAGGGCACTTGGACGCCAACACCACAGTTTGGAGGTGGGTCTACTGGAATGACATATAGCACTTCACCAACTGGACATTATACGAAAATTGGCAATTTAGTCTTTGTTCAGCTGGGCTTTCACTTCAATAATAAAGGCAGCTCAACAGGTGACTTTACTATTGGTGGGCTGCCATATTCGGTTGCTAACACTGGAAGTTTTAGGCACCCAAACTCAGTAGTCAATGCCCATAACATGCAATCGACTGCCTTGATTATTGGAGCAATAGGGAATGGTTCTAGCTTTCTCTACAGAAAACTCAGTGAAAGCCAAGCTGATTTGGCTCCAAACCATAGTGACTTCACTAACAGCAGTGGCTTTTACCACTCAATGGTCTATACCACTTAATAGCAACAAGCCCGCAACGGCTCAAAACTACGCCTAAACCTATTTCGTCTAGAGGACGTTCTTAATGGCTATTACAAAAAGACTTGAATACAAAGAGGAAATCCTACCTAATAAGGTCATCCAAATCCGCACCACCACTGTGGTCGAAGAGGATGGTGTCGAACTGGCACGCAACCATCACCGCCATGTTGTCAGTCCTGGCGACGACGTGAGTGGTGAAGTAGCAGAGGTGCAGGCGATTGCGTCTGCCCTCTGGACTGATGAGGTCATTGCCGCATATCAGGCTTCCGTTAGCACGGAGGTCTGATCATGGGACTTACACAAATTACAACCGGTGGTGTTGATGACAATATTAACATTGACAGTAATACTCTAAAGGTTGACGGTACGAATAACCGGGTTGGCATTGGAACGTCGTCGCCTGCTACGAACCTGCATATTACCGGCAGTGGTGACACTATCGCCCGCGTAACTTCTGCTGATGGCAGTGGAGCGTTTCTTGATTTAGGTGATGCTTCTGACCCCGATGGTGGTCGAATTGTTTATGACAGCGGCAGTAATCTAGCTTTCAGCACAGCATCAACAGAGCGCCTACGAATCGACAGCTCGGGGCGGTTGTTGGTTGGGGCGTCTAGTAGTTCTGCCAATACAAGGCTCATTGTTGCTGGAAACAGCGGTACGCCAACAGCAGCAGCAGATTTCAGGCTTCAACGCGGGTCAGCTAATCCAGGTAGTGGGGTGGGCCTTGGGGCGATGTATTTTACAGATAGCAACGAAGGTATTGGCGCGTCAATTATTGCTCAAGCTGATAGTGCGTGGGCAGCTGGCGACTATCCAACCCGCCTTCTGTTTTCCACCACAGCGGATGGTGCAAGCGGCCCGACCGAGCGCATGAGAATCGATAACTCTGGCCGTTTCTTTTTCAATGAAAATTCCTCTGATCTAAACCATAAATATATCCTAAGCGGAAACGAAAGCTCTGATCTTGCAGCTTTCCAGTACAACAGTAATACAGGTACTTACCTGGCTATTCTTACTGGGCCGCCTAATGGAATTGTCGAAATAAAAGCAGACGCTAGAAGTGGTTCTTTTCCGCCATTGACCTTTAAGACAGGCGCTAATGAGCGGATGCGCATCAACAGCTCGGGCAATGTCGGGATTGGAACGTCGTCGCCTGGAGGGAAATTAGCAATAGCTCATACGCTTAATTCAGCGTATGCAACTACTTCAAGAAACAATACTTTTCTGCAAGTCCACAACCCCAGCACTACTTCTGGTTGTTATGCGGGTATTGAAATTGCTGCACAAGGTGTTGGAAATGATTCAATTGCCCAACTAACCGCAGTTGACACAGGCTCTGGCAATACTGATTTTGTAATTGGACTGAGAAATAGCAGCACCTTTACCGAGCGCATGCGAATCAACAGCTTAGGCAATGTTGGTATCGGCACTTCTAGCCCTGGAGTAAACGGTCTTCACGTCAGAAATTCCAGCGAAGTTTTTCTGCGTTTAGATCACTCGACTTCTAATACTTGGGACATTTCTAACGACTCTAACCTCAAGTTTTCTAGGGGCGGTACCGAGCGGATGCGTATCGACGGCTCTGGCAGGCTGTTGGTTGGGACGTCTAGCAGCTTTTTTGACGCCAGTAATCTACAGGTCTTTAACAGTAACTTCTGCGCTGCATTTAAAACCAATTCCGGAAGCAACAAAGAGGTCATAAGGTTTGTTAACGGTGTTGACGGAGTTGGAACCATTAGCACCTCTACCACTACTACTACATACAACACCTCCTCCGACTACCGTCTTAAAGAAAACATTGTTGACGTCACTGACGGCATCACTCGTGTCAAACAACTACAGCCAAAGCGTTTTAACTTTATCGCAGACAACAGCAGAACAGTAGATGGTTTTATTGCTCACGAAGCGCAAACCGTTGTTCCAGAAGCAGTCACTGGAACACACGATGAAGTTGATGATGACAACAACCCTGTATATCAGGGTATTGACCAATCCAAACTTGTCCCACTGCTAACTGCAGCATTGCAAGAAGCAATCGCCAAAATTGAGACTTTAGAAACCAAAGTCGCAGCTCTTGAGGCTGGTTGACAATAAAAAGCCTCGTGGCAACGCGGGGCTTTCTTTTTTATATAAACACTTTTATTAATTAGAATGTCTACTACTTTTACTTGGTCCGTTTCTACCCTTGATCGCACCGTCGCAGACGGCATTGTGGGTACTGTTCATTATACCGTGTCTGCTGCTGATGACACCTATTCCAGCGGTGCATACGGTTCTGTTGGTCTTGAGGCACCTGCTGAAGGTGACACTGTTATTCCTTATGCTGACCTTACTGAGGCTGGTGTAATCGAATGGGTTAAGACTGCTCTTGGTGGTGACGAAAAGGTCACTGAAATCCAAGCAGCCTTGCAAGCGCAAATTGACGAGCAACGCACGCCTACCAAAGCCACTGGTACTCCCTGGAGCTAATTATGATCACTCTTATCCGTCCAATCCTTTTTTCTTTTCTTCAATCTGACAAGGTTAAGCTGCTCATCGTAGACATGCTGACCAAACTGGCTGAGTCTACCGACAACGATGTTGATGACAAGGCTGTGGAGTTTATCCGTAATGGTTTGTTCCCTGCCAAAGCTTTTGACTGATGGACTTAGGAGAGCCTCCGGTACTACCGTCTCTAAGGCTCCCTGAGCCCGTTGTTTTACCACGTCCGGTACTAGATGTACCACGAGCGGATTTGCCGTCTTACAAGCCGCTTGTGGTGCCTCCTAGCGACCTTCGGCCACCTCCAGGTGTCAAAGGATCCAAGACATCGGAAGAAAAAACAAAACCAAAACCAAAACCACCAGCAATAAAACCACCGAGTGACATCCGTTATGTGGATATTCCTGCTACTGATTTTACTGTCCCTTTGCCTAGTAATGAAATACTAGTCACCGCTGGTACAACTGCGACTGTATCCGTTGCAGCCACCCTTACAGCCACTGCAATTTTCAAACGGACAGTAACTGTTTTAAAGCCCGTGCTTAAAAAACTACTTACCCGGAAGAAAAAAGATGGAAAAGAAACACCACACGTGGCTGAGTGATTTTTGCGGAGAGATCGTGAAAGCACTTGTCCTGTTTTGGAGTGCAGGCGTATTGACTGCATCTTACATGGGAATGTTGCAGAAGATGGACCCAACATTTGTTGCATCTTTGCTCAGTGGGACTTTAGCTTCCTATGGTATTTCTCGTGTAGATAAGAACTCTAAATCTGACCCAACAAAATGAAAAAACTACTTTTGCTGTTGCTGTTGGCTGCTCCAGTCTCAGCACAGACTGTCACCCCACAGTTTACCCAGGGGTCGATGCAATCCACCACAACTACCACCATCGACATCGAACGTACTATTGAGACTGAGGTCTATGGGGGTGATTACAATAGCTGGTCTGGGTCTAATGTAACTCCCAGTGCAGATATTAGTGGTAGTGGCACAACCTTTTCAGTTACCACCGCTGGAGACCCATGGTCACTAGAGATAACCACCCGCGATGCAGGAATTGTAGAGACAATCGACGTCACAGAAACCATCGATTCCACATCTACCACTACCTCGCTCTCTATCTTCTCGCAGTAACAACACCTGCATACGCAGAAGATCCAAAGGTACAAAACACATCATCACCTGTTGCAGCCGCAACGGGAAATGTTACTAACCAAGCTGTACAATTTCAGAATAATGGTGCACCAAGTAGACAGATATTTGGTGCTAATAACTCTTGCAACGGCGCTACGATGACATTTAGCCCGTTCTATATGGGCAATGACACCGTTCCGTATGAAGCTGACGGTTATGTTCGGTCTAATAACTACGGTATGCAGATGTCTTTCATGATTCCGTTAGACGGAAGCATGATTGAACAGTGCAAACAGATAGCACGTAGGCATGAACAGACAATGCGGCTTCAGTACGAGCTGACGAGAGCATTGAAGTGTACAGAAATAATGAAGGCTGGCTTTACATTTAGGCCAGGCAGTCGTGTCGAAGTTATATGTCACGACGTTGTACCTATAGTTTCACTATCGAATGAAAAAAAAAGCAACGGAGGATCAGTTCAACGAACTGCACAATCTGGTAACTAAAGAGTTTCTCTCTCGCATTAAATCAGGCGAGGCTACAACACAAGACCTAAAAGCAGCGTGTGATTGGCTAAAGACCAATGACATCAGTGGTGTTGCTATGGATAGCAACCCGCTGTCAAAGCTTGCAGCAGTTATGCCTGAGATTGATCCTGATCTTGTTCAATCTAGACTGTACGGAAAACGGTGAACACATCTTCCTACTACAAATCTAACCCACGAGCGAAGCGGCGCAGGCTAAAGCAGCAGGCACGCTACAACAAAACACAAAAGGGTCTCAAGATCCGTACGGCTGCAAACAAGCTCAACCGCAAGCTTGGTACGTACGGCAACGGGGACGGCAAAGACGCATCTCACACAGGTCTTGGCAAGGGCAAAACAGAGAAAGCCTCAACTAATCGCCGCCGTCCGAGACTTAAACAGCGTTACGCATAGCAGTTCACTGCGCTCACATGACCCCTTTGTTCCCTACACCTGATCACTACGTTTACAACCTAATAGCCATGACGTCTCCAGAAGCTAAGCGCCTGTGGAGGCGCACTATCAAAGAATACTTTGGAAAAACATGTGTCTATTGTGGAGAGACTTATGAATTACACGAACTTACTTTGGATCATGTCCACCCAAGAACCTATGGCGGGGAGGATATTACAAGCAACTTGGTACCTAGTTGTAAGAAATGTAATCAGGCTAAAGGAAGCAACCATTGGTTGACCTGGATGAGACAAACATTTGGCATCAACAAACTCAGAGAAACTCTTATTTATTCGCACATCAAGTAATGGCACTTACTAAAAAAGACGCTAACGCTAAATACGACAAGCTGCGCAAACAACTCAAATCTGGCGAAATTAGCCAAGAACGATTTAAGCAAGCTGCAGATCGTATCTACAAAATGTACCACAGCGATGCAAACAAAGGTACTCGCAACGCAAAGCCTGCTATTAAAGCAAAGCCTGCTTCTAAGACTAAGGCTGCTCCTGAGACTAAGGCTGCTCCTAAGGCTAAGACTGCTCCTAAGGCTAAAGCAGCACCAACAAAAACCAAAAAAACTCAAACTGCAAAACCTTATAGCGCAAGGGCTTATGCACCCGGCGTAATGTATGGCGAAGATGTTTCCCCTGGTACACAAACTCATCGTGGTGGAGAACGTGCACGAGTAAAAAAATTACAACTTGCAGCTAATCGTCGAAAACTTCAGCGAAAAGTAAATAAACGTGGTCGCCGTATACGTCGGAGCACCCGCTGATGGCAAAACGTACTTACAATCGTCGCGGTCGTCAAACCGCTAAGACACCTGTCCGTAACGACGGACGTGGACGTGCACAACGTCAAAAAGCTGCACAAGTCGCACGTGACACTGGCTCTAAAGACCGTGTGACTCGTGGTCGTGGTGTGACTCGTAACCGTACCGGCGCACCTCGTGGTGCACAAGGTCCAGCTAATCCTCCACAGCAAGGTCCGAGCCGCCGCGTTCCTACGACCATGGGAGGCGACACTGGACGTCGTGGTGGAGCTAATCAACCAGCTAGAAGCGGACCACCAAGACCTGCACGTCCGAAAGCTAGCCGCGTCGGTAGTCAACTCCGTACTGCTGCAAAGGTCGGCACCATCGTCAACCCACGGTCTGACATCCCTGCCAAAGCTGTAGCTGCTGCAAGTTTGCTAGCAGACCTGATGAAACAACGTCAGCAAGGTAAAACCAAGCCTGCAAAACGTGGCATGTCCAGCATGGGCAAAGACTACAAAGCCAAAGAAAAAGAACTTGGCCGTAAAGCAATCGCACAAAGCTTTGACCGTGCCTTTGCTGCTGCACGTAAAGCTGGTAAAAAGACCTTCACCTTCCGAGGTAAGAAATACAACACCAAACTCAAAGGTGAGTAATACATGACCAACGTCGTTCTGGCGTTGCAAGATGATTTCAAGCTGTTTCTGCAGGCTCTGTGGTCACAGCTTGATCTTCCTTCGCCTACTCGTGCCCAATATGCAATCGCAGACTATCTTCAACATGGACCTAAACGTCTTCAAATACAGGCTTTCCGTGGTGTGGGAAAGAGCTGGATTACTGGAGCCTTTGTTCTGTGGACACTTTTCAATGACCCTGAAAAAAAGATCATGATTATCTCGGCTTCTAAAGAAAGAGCTGACAACATGTCTATCTTTTTGCAGAAGTTGATCATTGAGACACCTTGGTTGTCTCACTTAAGACCTAAATCTGACGACTCTCGCTGGTCACGCATCAGCTTTGACGTCAACTGTAGCCCTCACCAAGCACCATCCGTTAAATCAGTCGGTATTACTGGTCAGTTGACCGGTAGTCGCGCTGATCTAATGATTCTGGACGACATTGAAGTCCCTGGTAACTCCATGACAGAACTCATGAGAGAAAAACTACTTCAACTTTGTACAGAAGCTGAGTCAATCCTTACACCAAAGGATGATTCACGAATTATGTTCCTTGGCACTCCACAGACAACCTTCACTGTCTACCGTAAGCTCGCTCAGAGAGCCTACAAGCCCTTTGTTTGGCCTGCTAGGTACCCAAGGAAGGTAAGCCAGTACGAAGGGCTGTTAGCGCCGCAGCTAGTGGCCGATATAGACAAAGGTGCAGAACCTTGGAACGTAACTGACCCTGATCGTTTTACTGATGATGACCTTATCGAACGTGAAGCGGCGATGGGAAGGTCTAACTTCTTACTTCAGTTCATGCTGGACACCAGTCTTAGCGACTCTGAGAAGTTCCCACTCAAGATGGCTGACCTTATCGTCACCTCTGTTAATCCTACTGATGCTCCTGACTCAATCATCTGGTGCTCAGACCCAAAAAACGTACTCAAAGAACTACCAACTGTCGGACTACCTGGAGATTATTTCTATACTCCAATGCAGCTACAAGGAGAGTGGCATCCTTACCAAGAAACAATCTGCTCAGTTGACCCGTCGGGCCGTGGCTCAGATGAAACAGCAGCAGCTTTTATCTCCCAACGCAACGGTTTCTTGTACTTGCACAAAATGTGTGCTTACAGAGACGGGTACAGTGACAACACACTACTTGACATTCTAAAGCACTGCAAACGTTACAATGTGACAAAACTCGTCATCGAAACTAACTTTGGTGACGGCATCGTCGCTGAACTGTTCAAAAAACACCTTCAGCAGACAAAACAAGGCATTGACGTTGAAGAAGTTCGCGCCAATGTACGTAAAGAAGACAGAATTATTGATTCCCTTGAACCTGTCATGAATCAACACCGCTTGGTCGTTGATAAAGACGTTATCGAATGGGACTACAAGTCGAACAAAGACGAAGCTCCTGAAAAAAGACTCCTGTACATGCTCTTCTATCAGATGTCCCGTATGTGCAGAGAGAAAGGTGCTGTCAGACACGACGACAGGATCGATGCTCTTGCTCAAGGTGTCAAATACTTCACTGACTGCATGTCTATCTCGGCTCAAGAAGCTGTCAACCAAAGAAAACGTGAAGATTGGTATGACATGCTCAGGGCTTCTATTGAAGACCCTCAAGGTCTGACAAATCATCTTGTTTTGGGCCTAAATGCCAAACAAAGACAACAGGCTAGACAGAATGGTCAAACCTCAGTCCCTAACTGGGTTCAGAGGCGATAGCACCTGTATACAGGGAGAGGGAAGGGTGGACCCGACCCCTGGACTGGGGAAGGAGACAATCTTTCCCCTTTACTAGCCCTAATATATTATCCGGGTAGCAAGACCGGTAGACATATTATTTCATATTATTTACTTAAGTGTCATTAATGTTATTAATTTAATTAATGTCATAAATTTCATTAATGTTATTAATTTAATTAATGTTATTAATTTCATAAATTTAATTAATTTCATTTATGTCATTTAACTAAAATAATATCTACGTCCTTATATGTCCTGATATATACCACCAATACTCTATATATACTCTATATACGCTATGGAATTCAAACCACACGATACACGTATCATGAAATGTAAGGTATGTGATACAGAAGTTTCTGTGAACGTTAATTATCCGATCACAGAAGTTACATGTCAGAAATGTTGGTCTAAACAAAAGTCCCGATAAAAAATGACAAAAATTTCTTAAGTCTATTCACGCAGGATCATGGACGCAGCAACCCCCATGGCACCCCTGTTTTGTGTCCAGGACCGGGTGGACTGGTCTTTCCGTCCAGCCAGAACCCTTGCAATGACTGGCATTTAAGACCTTTGCGTACCTGCTGTAGAGACAGATACGCAAGGTTTTTTGGTAGCCATTGCTACCGTATATACCGTATACATATATAGATCGTGCGCGTTACCTCTCTCCCTCAATCTCACTCAATCTGTCGCGCTACCATAAGCTGAACTTATCACCAATGATAAGCAAGACTTATCGTACTGGGGCTTGACACTGGTCAGGGTCAGGGGCGATCATTGGTCCATCGGCGGAACACCAACTCACCGACCGATCCCGACACCATGTCCAACACGACCTACACCTTCCAACAACTCAACAACGCGTTGACCAACTGCACGTCTTTCTTCCTTCGCAAGGGCAAAAGCGAAGACGGCGAGACCACTTACCATCTTCTTGACGGTTGCGGTGATCAGGACGGCGACCCCTTCACTGACCTGTATGACGTCCAGGCTTACATCACCAACGATCAGGACGTCTTTGACTATCTGGCGAGGTTCAACTAATGAAAGCTTTGACCGTCTACCTCTCAATCATCTTTGTTGTCACACTGGGACTGGGTGCTTGGGTGAATGACTTCACAGCTCGCCAGTGCGTAGCTAGAACAGGCAAAACCTATCAGGAGTGCAACCGATGAAGACTGCAATCTACACACTCCCAACACACTGGGGGCCGGCGCTAATCAACGGCGACTGGTCAGGCCTGGATGAACACGATGAAGAGGCTCTGACCCGTGTGATGCATGGCGAGGCACTGCCAGATTGTCTCGATGTCCATGATGATTCAACCTTTCGCAAGTATCACGACGCGCAGCCTTACGGTGTCTTGGCTTGCAACTGTTCTACCTTTGTTTTCCCTGACAACTAAACCGATGACCACTACCAACACCCACCAGATCAACTGGTTTCTGACTGCCGGAACACTCCGTGCAGCCTTCACACAGGACAAGCGACAGGACGGGACGCTCTTCTGGTGTCTCACTGAACAAGCCCGACAATCCGTTGACGACCTGACGGAGTGGCTCCATAATCTACACGATGACGAACTACCAAATGACTGGCGTTACGAAACGATTGTTAGCATTTTGGATGCACTAATAGACATTGAAGATCTCAAAGATTTTGAAGATTACTATGATTTAATTTCTGGCATTGCTGACAACATCACAGACATATATAACTCTGATTTGTTACAATGGTATGCCGACAATACCAGCCGTTTGTGTTACATCGAGCAGGCAGAAGTTGAAGGCTTGATTAGTGATAACGCGGCCATTGATGCACGTCTGACTGTTGGTCAAAATGAATGTATTCGCTCAATGTGTCATCGAATCATCGACAGATTAATAACCCGCAAGTGACACAAACCCGGCAACATTTTAGCCGGGTATTTTTTCAGACCTTCACAATCACAACTCAGGGACGCAGCATGGACTC